AGACCAGACCTAGCAACGGGGTCAAAGCAGGTTATAAAAAGAAGCAAGTTTGTGATATCTGCGGCTTTAAATGCATATATCATACTCAGATGACCGTGTTCCACATAGACGGAGACCTCAGAAATACTGCGTTTAGTAATCTGAGGTCTATCTGTTTGAACTGTATCGAGGTCGTTAAACGACAAAAAGTTACATGGAAGCGCGGTGACTTACAAGTTGACTATTGAATCGATCTTTCTGTGTAATTCATCAATAGTTCCATTGTTCTCTATATGATGATCGTATTCTAATCCCACGCTACTATATTCGCTAGCATGTACGTTAGATGATTCTAGAATTTTCATTGCTTCGGGATAGCCCTGCGCATAATAACCTTTTGAATAAGTCAAGGCAGCATCATGCCAAGGTGGATTATCTCCCCTAGATACTCTGACAGTGATTCCCCCTAGACGCTTGATAGATTTCAATTCGTTAGGAAATCTGCAATCGCTGATAACGATATCGTCTTTAGCCGTTCTTAATTTGTTTTCAATGCTAGCGATCCAGATATCGTCATGGAATGCCCTACGGCCTACTTCAGTACCCCATTGCTGTAGTACCCATCTAGGGGTAAGATGTCTGATATCTAAACGCTCTGCCCACCAAGAATCAACTTGATCTCGCCACTCGCGACTACTCTTGGTAGTGCCTTCTAGCATTTCACGATCCCAATTAAAGATACTTGCGACCGCATCTTTTAGTGGGCCTGCGTAACTCATACGTTTAAAGCCCTTGAATGTGATCAAGTAGTCAGCAATTGTATCTTTGCCGCTACCTATAAAACCTGAGACTCCTATAATCATGGTAACTCTCTTTCAAATAGAAAGATTATTGTACATTGAAAAATATAGTTTGTCAATCAAATATTTTTCCTATTTAAAAAAATTAATAACTTTGTCATGTAATGAATCATAAGGTCTAGTCCAGAATAGTTCACGATTGTGTACCAAAATATCTCTGTCTTTTTTATATAATTCATGTAGTTCATCGATTGAGAGATCAAGTAGTTTTTTGGCTGAGTTGGCATATGAGTCGAAACGCTCGTCAGTATTAGGTAGCGTGTCGTAACTATAATCTATCCAATCTGGAAGTTTAAATCCATATGATCGTATGTCATCTACTAAGCCCATATAACCGAATGGTAATATGAAATGACCCTTGATTAATGGATCCCAAGTTTTCTCTGTTATGGATCTGTACTTTATTGTCTCATCAAAAAAGTTCTGATTACCAGTGATCGTCTCACAGTACATACTAAAATATGTACCTTGATAATAATGATTGGCGATAGGATACCAGCCACCATTATTCAAGAACTTATCAGTATGAGGGTTTTCTGTTTCTAATATTAACCCTTTTGAGAAATCACTATAGTGACCATCCTTTGGATACATGTCTATCAACTTTTTTAATTTTTTTCTGAATTTAAATCTAGGGTGATCAAACGTTTGATATATCCTATTGGGGCACAAATATTTTCGTATCGAATTAGTCTTTTTATCCGTTATCTTTTCTATAGGTCTTAATTCAAAATTCTTGATATTAGCACCTTGTACATACAATCGTTCTCTAAGGTTGATTCTATTATAATCTGTGAAATATATCTTTTGTCTATTCCACAAAAAATCATAACTTATCTCTGTATCTAGGGCAAAGTTAGTATGTACTATAGCAAACTCATTGGGTATTTCTTGTTGTAATATTTTTCTAGCAAATAGAAAATAGTTTCTATCAGGAAAGCAATGATCTATGTGAAAAATATGTAATATTAAAAGTTTCTGATGTGGACTTAGATTCAAGTCTTTGATTTGTTGAACTTTGTCATATATTTGATCTTGACCAAATATATCATGACCATGGATAGCGATTATATCTGCATCTTTTATATTGCTAGTATGTTTAAAATCATTTGACTCTATATCAAACTGCAGGAAGTTTTTATAATAACATCCTATAACCTTATCAAAACTATGCGGGAATCCTGTACCTGGATTGTAAATTTTCAACATACGGTATTAACCTTGTATCCAAGTCAATGGTTGGCTGTAATCTTGATACTTGCGCAGGTCTTCTAATAGTCTTTCTTGATCTGCTTTACCTTCTGCTTTCATAGCAGTACCATTCAAACTTGTGCCGCCACCGGGGCCTGCGATAGTACCAAACTTCTCGCGGGCTTCACCGATGATAATCTTGAGTTGTGCTAAGATAAAATCTGCTAGCCAGATACCTGCGCCCGGATCTTGCAATATCTCAGTCTCAGGTCTAGTCATATCTGCCCAGATCAACACACGCTCACCTGTGCCCTTGAAGTCGCGCACAGTACGCAATACTTTAGTGACAGGGTTAAAAGTATAAGTGACATAACCACCAAACATACGTGCCGCTAATTCTACATAACCAGCATAGAAATCATATGTAGCCATGCCACCTGTGTAGTTATAGTTCAATAGGTAAGTGTTAAGAATAGCACTACTGAATGGGTCAAAACTTGTGCTTGAAGGGCCTGTCTCAAGACCTACTGTTCTACGGAAGATAGCACGAACGTTAATAAATTCACTTGGAAGTGTATATGTATCAACGTTCTTGATGATAGTCATCAAGGTGTAACCTTCTTGCGTAGAATTCTGCGCACGTTGTCTATACGTCTTAATAGCATAGTCATACGCCGCTTCATAATGTTGCGGATCTAATTCTAGATCAATGATGTCACCACCTAAGCGTAACCTTAGGTTGTCGAACATCGCATCTTTTAGTTGCTGTAAATTAGCGTTAGTTGGGGTTGATAGTGGATCCGCAGCCATGTTATATTCCGATTAATAGTTGTATTTATCGGATTTTAAAGGTCTCCCTCTTTTCGATTCTCGCTATAGTAAACGTCAAAGTGTCCGCCCGGGTATCGTGCTTCAAGTTTCTTGACGTTTTCAGCGACAACATCATTAGGGTCGAGATTCAATGCACGACATGCATTAACCCAATACCACATGATATCACCTAGTTCACGCTTCATGTGAAAGTGCGCTTCTTCATTGAGGGGCTTGCCCTGAAACACAATCTTCTTTACGATTTCTTGAAACTCACCTGTCTCGCTACCAAGACCGATAGCACCACAAAGCAATAATGGTACATTGATATCTGGACCATGAACATACTCACCGTTCGGACCATATGCTTCGTAATTGCCATCGATTCTGTCTAACACATTCATAAACGTAGTAAGATCATTACTTTGTTTACTAGTAACTGCTTCAACAAATTCCATATACTTGTTTAAATCTACATTATTCATACTAACTCCTTGAACATTTTTTTTCTACCTTCTTCACCTAGGATACTATCAAATATCTCTTTAGTACGTTGCATCATTGCACATGCCAACATTAGTTGATCATTAGCGTTCTCTGTTGACAATATAGCAGTATCTATGATTGTCATCATAGTTTCCATTCTTTTACCTAACGGATCAAATGATTCTTCCATTAGAATGCCTTTAGGATAATCATGTTTTCATTGAATCGACCGTTAGGTGTAGTCGATACAGCCTTGATGTCTTTGAAGTACTTACGTGCCGCGGGCTTACTTCCCATGACTTCTTTGATTTGCACTTCGGGCTTACGTAGTGTCTTAGTCTCAGAATTCTTAGTGCAGAACCCGATAACACTGTTACCTTTGACAGTCAAACTCTTGCCATATTCATCAGCAACTAAGTGAATCAACTTACGCTTCTTAGTATCATAGACCCAAGCCTCAGCACAACCATGCAACTTTGTAGATGGTACACTGACCAACTCAAGTTTCTCAAGTTTGAATGTCTTGAGATACTTGAGGCTACGCACAATCTTTTCGATCGGCACTGCTTTCTTAGCACGTGGCTTTCGCCCTGCCTTTTTAATATTGACGTATGAATTGAGGTCAGAGATAACCTTCTCAATCACGCCGATTATGTTGCGAACCTGTACCTTACCTAAATGTGAATATGCTTCGTTCAACTGCTCATCTTTACCTGCTTGCAACTCGGTATACTCATCCAGTTTACGTTGCCAAGCACTAGTCAAAATATTGATATGTTGCGGCAACACATTGTATTGTGTCAACACACTGACCGGATTGATGTTGCTTTCTTTCTTGCAACCACCTAGAATATATTCATCCCACTGCCCCTCAAGTTCTCCACCTGCTTCTAGAGCCTTCTCACGCATACGCTCTTGAATGTTCGGCTTGATGACCACAGTAGTAGTTACCTGTTCTGCTACTACCTCTTCCTTATCTTCCGTCAACAAACGTTCGATTTCTGAGGACAGTTTATTGATCGTATTCTCATCGTTGTATCCGCGCAACACGCATCGTGCCACGAATCCATAAGTAGTAGTCACATTGCTATCGCTTACACGGCGAAATGCTTTTGCTTCAGTAATCTTGCCTGTAAAGTCAAGATATTGGGCAATAAATTCTTTAGCATCCTTCTTATCGTAGAAGTGATGATACCATGTTAGTGCTTCACCCAAACTATGTTTAGCGTTTTCTACACTAAAATCGGGTTCGGGTCCAAAATACTTAGCGTCTGCATCCCTGGGATTCAAGGGCTTGATTTCATGCGTTTTAGTCTTGACCATAGTAGTCTCCAATGCTATTATCAATTTACTTATTCTATCACCCTGTCTGATAAAAGTCAAGCCCTTTGTAAGTCATTGATTCTAAACGACTAAATACTGTATGCCCAAATTATCGCTATATCACCCAACGAAAACTAACGATTATAAATTCTTCGACAGGACGATTTCGGAGCAACTTACTGTGGGTGGAACTGACCTTTATATCCACAAATATATGGGCCCGTCTGCACAGACACCAAGTGCAGACTACACTCAACCGCAGTATGTCAGTCCTGATCCTACACAGATACAAGACTTATTGTTCTTAGAAAACCGCGATAGGGTTTATGATCCAAATATCTATAGATTGCGTGGACATTATAGCGTACAGAATCTAGACTTTGATTTAAGTCAGTTTGGATTATTCTTAAACAATGACATCATCTTTATTGCCGTTCATTATAACGACATGATCGATATCATTGGTCGTAAACTAATGGTAGGTGACGTATTAGAATTACCTCACTTACTAGATTACAACCCATTAAAAGAATCAATACCGGTAGCATTGAAGCGTTTCTATAGCATCACCGATGCTAACTTTGCTAGCGAAGGTTTCAGTCAAACTTGGTATCCACACTTATGGCGTATCAAGTGTGAGCCATTAGTAGATAGTGAAGAATTTAGCAATATACTCAAAGAGCCAATCAACAAAGACAATTATCTTGGTGATTGGGATCCTACTAAAGTATATCCGCCTGGTTATGTAATAAGTTATGGTGACAAGAACTACATCAGTAAGATAGAAGTTCCTGTAGGAATATATCCCCCAAATGAAACATATTGGGAATTAGATCCTAATCAGAATCTCAAAGATATCTTATCAACATATAACAAGAATCTTGATGTTAATAATGCGCAACTTGAAGAAGCAAAACGTATAGTACCTAAAGCAGGTTACAACAACAAAGACCTATATGTCGTTCCAACATATGGAATATATGAAAGCAACAACACATTATCAGGCAAACTGAATCAGCCGGCGCCACCTATCAATGTTGTGACATATAGTGGTGGAGCACCTAACACAGGTTCTTATGGTACTGTAGTCTACATGCGCAATCCTAAATATAAGAATCCTAGCGCAGGTATCAAAGTCAGTAAAGAATTATTGAAGAGCATATGGGATATGACTGCTGACATGGATTTCACTAAGATGGATATCCATGTACAAACAAATATGGAAGTCATGGAAAGTGCTCCTGCAGTCCTCAAAGAAGGTAGTGGTTCAAGATCGCTAGAAGGTAATAAAGTATTATCTGTCATGTCACTTGGTCCAGTTACTGGTCCATATGGTACTGCTGACAATACATATGCTACTGCTGACGCAGATCCAACTCAACCAGGATTTACTGGTACTATCAGTACACAAATGGATTGGCGTGCAGACTGCGATCCTGCATATCAGTATATCAGTCGCGCAAGTCCAAGAAGTTTCGGTTATGAAGCAGGTTATCTATCAGGAGATGGTACTGCCCCTAACGGTTATCCAAGTGGCGCAGGCATTGCGTTCCCGCAAAATCCTCAAGTAGGTGATTACTTCTTGCGCATCGATTATATGCCGCAGATATTATATCGTTGGGACGGAAAATTGTGGATTCGTATATCAACTAATGTACGTACAGACACTGGATTCACAGCGGACGACCAAGCACAGAAGTCTCAATTCATCAATAATGAAGCAGAGATATATAACAACAATACAGGTAACTTGATACCATCAGCACAACCATTATCAAGTATCTTACAATTAGCACCGAACAACTTACCCCCATTACCATAAGAGTAACACATGGCACAATTTTTTTACGACAATCAGATACGCAGATTTTTATTACAGTTCGCTAAGATTTTCAGCAACTGGTATGTGACTAAAGGCAAAGACCCTAACGGCAACGATATACTTGTACGTGTGCCGGTAATGTATGGAGATCAAAGTAGATTAGTTTCAACTGCAATTGCTAACAATAGTGCAAGCACACTACCGAGTGCACCTATCATAACCTATTGGATAACTGGATTAGAATATAATCAAAGTTGGATGCAGAATCCTACATACATTGAAAAGGTAAATGTTAGACAACGTGCTTATAATACAGAGACACAAAGTTATGAGCAAGTGCAAGGACAGGCATTTACAGTCGAACGATTGATGCCTGTACCTTATACATTACGTATGCAAGTTGACTTCTGGACTACTAATTATAATCAAAAATTACAATTGATTGAACAGTTAGGTACTGTTTTTAATCCTAGCCTTGAAATACAAAGCACTGACAACTTTGTTGACTGGACTAGTTTAAGTGTTGTATATCAAGATGGTCTTACATTTAGTTCGCGTAGTATTCCGCAAGGCACAGGTAATCCAATCGATGTATTGAGTTGGAAGTTTTATATGCCTATATGGTTAAGCACAAGTACTAAACTCAAAAAGATGGGTGTTATCAATAAAATTATTGCTAGCATATTTAAGGGAAACGCATTACAAGACATGCAAGATGATGATTTGTTATTAGGTACTAGACAAAAGATCACACCATATGGATATAAATTATTATTAATAGGCAATAGATTACAATTATTACCTCAAGATAGCGCATTCTACCCACCTAATACTGACTTGAATGACCCCACACCTCCTAACACAAATCTATATTGGTCTAGTTTATTAAATGTATACGGAGCATATAAACCGGGAATCAGTCAAATATGGTTACAAAATCCATATATGGAAGATGACATAGTAGGCACCATAGTACTTGATCCAGTAGATGATAGATTATTGATATATGACATCGATCCAGATACATTACCACAAAATACATTGAATCCAGTAGATGCTGTGGTTAATCCTCAGTTGCAAGGACCAAATGCAGGTCTGCCCGGGCCAGTGAATGGGCGTAGATACTTGATCGTAGAAGATATAGGAATGGCAGGTACGACTACGACTGCTTGGGGTGATCTTGTGGCAGAAGCGAATGATATCATACAATATGACTCTACAACCGGTGATTGGTTTGTTAGTTTCGATGCCGGTGCATCGACTACTGTAGAGTATGTTACCAATCTAACTACTAATATCCAATATCGTTATGTAGAGCAAGAAGGTCAATGGATGAAATCGTATGAAGGTTGGTACGATCAGGGCGACTATAGTATTGTAATCTAAGCAATAGAGTGTTATACTCTAGATATGAAAAACACTTCGGCAGGTTTATTCTTTTACAGTAAAAATACGGGTAGATTCTTATATCTATTGCGTAATGATGCCAATCATAGTTGGGGCGTGCCGGGCGGTAAGGTAGAAGAAGATGAAACGTTGTTTGAAGGATTAGAACGCGAATGTGTAGAAGAGATTGGACATTTTCCAAAAGATGCCAAATTGATTCCTATACAGAAATTTGTCAATAAGACTTTCACTTATCACACATTTTTCTGTTCAGTAGATGATGAGTTCATTCCTGTATTGAATGATGAGCATATCGGCTATGCTTGGGTAGGTGAGAATCAACATCCTAAACCAATGCATCCCGGATTGTTTAGCACAATCAATATTGATATTGTGAAAGAAAAATTAAAAAATCTTACTGAAAATAAAAACGGGGCTTAAGCCCCGTTTTTACTGAGATGAATCATCTCTCATCACATAGCAAAAAGCATCTTTACTGCTTCGACACCGGTCGCACCTAAAACTGCGGCCGCTCCCATTAGCATCCATTTTATCTTTTCAATACCAGATATCTTTTCTGCTAACTCGTCATGAGATTTTTTATTACTCTCTTGAAATTCTTTGAGAATAATTTTAGTCTCATCCATGTTCCTGTCTAGGCAGTCATGCAAGTCTTTAACCTCGACTTTAATCTCGTCAATCTTCTCATCCAGATTTCTAAACTGGACTTGAAGTACCGCGATCTCAGTCTCGGCTTGTTCTACACGTTTAACTGCGCTTGCATTAGACATGATTTATTAAGCCTTATTAATAGTTACGATAGGATAAGGTTGTCCACCGTATGTATTAGCGGCATATGCAGTATTGAATGTCGAGAACGCAGGACTTGAATTGTTGATATTTGCTGTCTCATTAGGTAGAGCAGTAACACCCGAATTGGCAGTGAACAACTCAGCAGTATGATCGCTCAATGATTGAACATATACTGTTGATGTGTTTGCATATGTACCTTGGATATTGAAAGTATTTGGCAACAATGCTGTGTTTGCTACGTTTGCAGTATAGCAAGCGGCAGTCAAACCACTAGTTGAACCAGTGACTAGATACTTCTGCTTACCTTTCTGACGAACGATGAAACCTGCTTCTGGATTACCATAGATATATGCACCATCAGTTACGTTTGCTGTAGCATTGGCTGCAAATGTTGCGAATACAGCATTTGCATTTGCGATATCATCAATAGTACCAAGAATCACACCTGCGTCTGTGTACACGATTGTACCATCAGTCAATGTGTTTGCAAAGTCAGTACCGACACCATCTAAGTTTGGACTGTCGTCTGCACAAGTTATTGTGCCTTCACCAGTGATACCGATACATACACCAACTAATACTTGGTTACCATATAGTGCTGTGTTACCACCGACTACTGAATATGTGTTTGCTGAACCATCTGGGTTGTTGAAATATGCATCTACTAAACCAACTGTTGCTGACACTGTAACAGGGCCCGCACCCGATAAATTAACCGGTGTGTATGTTGGATTTGCTGATAATTCTGTTGCTGATACTGTGAAAGTAGTTGCTGACAATATTTGCAGTATCCAGTAAGTTGTACCTGCAACTAAGCCACCGATATTGCTTGCTGGAATGAATGGCATACCTGCAATGATACCTAGATTAGTTAAGTTTGATGATGTAGTGACTACTTCTGTTGAGGCATTAGTAGCAGTTAAAACTATGACTGCTTGAGCCTTTGCGATTTTTAATGGACGTCCCATTTGTTTTCTCCTGTTGATTGCGAGTTCTAGTCGCTACGCAGTGGGTACTGCATAAACTCTCACTATGAGAGTGTACAAACTATTTATCTTTTTTGCGTAATTTTATGATCCTGATGTACCTGTATCAGCGTGTGGCATACCAAGTTCAGTGATACTAAATTCACTACCAGCACCGCCACCAGTTGTTAGAAACGCTACTACATTTCCTTGACCGCAATAAACGCTATTATAACTATCATTAGCAGAAAAAATTGCTGACTGTTGTGTAGCAATTGCGTAAGGAACACCTGCATTATTGAAAGTGTATGCAACATTTGATAGTGCTACTCCTGCATTAGCAGTAAGCGTTAAACTAGTAGCGTTTGCAATACTTGATATGATTCCAACTGTTGTTCCAGTTGTGTTACCTATCCAACCACCTACTTCAAGTTGAGTGTCAAATGCTGTTCCAACTCCAGTTACTGTTGCACTGTTAGTTGCTGCCGTTGCTGTACCAGTACCAGCTACTCTAGGGTAACCGGTAACCGCGTGAATACCTACACCCGTAGTTGATATTCTAATCTTGTCTGTAGCAATATTAGCTGATTGCTGTGATACTAAATTACCTGTATATACGTATGATGCCATTTTCGTTATCCTATTTTGTATTTATTTTTAAATTCTTCCAACCATTACTTCGACAAAACCGTCGCCGTCGTCAACTTTATTTTCTATCGCTTTACCTATAACTGTACCTATCTTAGGAGTGCCTGTAACAACTTTAGCCAATCCATTTCCTGCACTAACAAGCATATCACCTTTACTTACTTTGCCGATAACTTTGACCGGTATGCGGCCTACCAAGGCTAAAATGACGGGGAACTGAGTTCGTAAGTCACCGTTCATCACATAAGAAGGGTTAGTAGAAACTACCCCTGCTAATTTGTTAGTTTCTATGCCGGCAATTGTAACTTCTTTTTCACCACCGAACTCTAATACAGTACCGGGTAGATATGCTTTGTCAGCAGAATAATATTCTGCAAGGTCAGCATAAGTCGCTGTCAATCTTGAGCCTGAAGTTAAAGTCCAGTTACCAGTGATAGTACCTGCTGTTGTGTTACCTCCAGTAGTGATCGCGGTTGTTACTGTTGTTTGTAAATTAGCATTACCAACAATTGTTAATTGATTTGTATTATAGTTCCATGTGAAGTTGCTGTCTCCGGCAAAATCTGTACCTGAATTATACTGTACGCTATATGTTGTTCCTGCTACCAATCCACCATTTGCTGTTACAGTATTGAATATCACAATACCTGAGTCTGTAGGATACACTCCATATCCTGAAGTATTTTCACCAGAAACTAATCCTGAATCAGTATATAAATCATATAGTTGTAGATTGCCGGGCACTGTCTTTAGGAAGAAGACGTTACCATTTAAATTAGTTGCAAAACCACCTGCACCTGTTATACCATTGATCGTGACTTCAACACCTTGTGCGAATGGATATGGTTGTGATAGAGTAATTCTACCAGGATTAGCGGCACTGATTGTTTCTATATTTTGTGCTACTATTCCTTTTGGAGACCATGATAATCCACCGGATCCATCAGTAGTTAATACATAACCTATAGCACCGCCTTCAATAGATACGTTTGTGACGTTGCCTAGATTTACAAATCCGCCATTTACCCAATTATTACCATCATATACTAACACTTGACCATTGGCTAGTGTAGATGAATCAATGGATATATTACCATTCACACCTTCTATCTGATCGAACGATATCTCACTATATGCAGTAAGAACTTCGATGTTTTCAATGTTGCCGGTGGTTTTGCCTATGAACAGTCGTCTTTCATCGGTAGCGAAACCAAACTCGGCCTCGTCTAATTGTGGGAGATCAACGAGATCACCCGCGCGTTGTTGTATTTTTGAAATTTGTATAATAGACATAGTTGTACATGTACCAAGTAGTACAACTATTTATGCTATTATGTTACAAGAACTGCGTATAATATTTGTCTAGTCTAGTATACCATAGATCAGTATACTTGTCAAAATCAGCACCCTCTATTATGAATTCTTGATATTCATTTGCGGCTGAACACATGAAAATAACGCCCTTACGTATTTTAGTGCCCCAGACTTCATTGTGTGCTGTTGCATAGGCCGCAGTCTGCACAAAATAGTCTTCGATCCACTCACGCTTCTTGGGCTTGTTCGTCTGCTTGTGGTCCATTATCGCTTCTTGACCACCATGGACACCTACTAAGTCTGTGGTCCCTGCATAAACTTCAGGAAAGTATAAAGATACTTCCGTGCCCCAGAACTCGGTGCAGTTGGATAGTCCTTTAGATATGATTGAATGTGCCATCTGATGGCTTTGGATACTGTATGGATTGCTACCGGGCTCACCTGTGACTCCTGTCTTTACATAGTTCTCAAGCCACTTGTGCATTCGTGTTCCACGACCAGCGGCTTCAGTAGTGATCTGTTGAGCCTTCTCAGGTCCAACACGCTTGCGCCACTCATGTAACGCTTTCTTGCTCTCTTCAGATTTTGTAGCATCTAAGATAGTTGTCACGCTAGGAACAGCATGACCATCGGGAGTCATATATTTTCTTGAGCCGTTAATGGTCTCGCGTTTTAACTCTTTATATGGGAATTTATCAGGTGTATAAATCAAACTCTAAAACTCTCTCCGCATCCACAGCGGTCTTTTTCATTAGGGTTGATGAATTCAAAGCCTTCATTCAACCCTTGTCTTTTATAGTCTATGGTCATTCCTGTTAGATAAACAAATGATTTTGGATCGATAAACACTTTAAATTCTTCATAATCAATAACATGATCATGTTCAACGTGGTTATCCACAAACTCTAATACGTAAGCAAGTCCAGAACATCCTGTAGTCTTGACACCAATTTTGATGCCTAGACCTTGACCACGTTTATTGAGATGGTGTTTAATTTTTGTTTTTGCTATCTCAGTCAAAACAATCATTTGTATATTATACTTGATAAAAAGTTAATTACAAGTTATTTGGTCATTGCTGACTTAGCCATCTTTGCGACGACTTCTTTACTTTGCTCAGGAGGAGGGGCTTCGGCTTGTGCTGGTTGTTGTGGCTCTAAGCCTTTGAATACTACTGTGTCACCTTCTATGTTACTCACTACATTTTTTAGTGGTTTATTTTGAATCATAGAATATAGATCGTTAGTTGAAAAAGTAAGATCAAACTTCCTAAAATAGGTCAATAGTTTATCTACTGTCCAGTTGTCTGTAATCTGCTGGTTTTCCAATGCGGTTTTAAGTTGATCGGTAGCGGCGATCAACTTAACTAACTTCGGATCATTGACGAATTCATAGAGGTACATTTTACCTCAACTCGCGACCAACTCCGCCTGCTGGTTCTGTTTCTGGTTCTTCTTCTGGTGCAATCTCTGCATCCATTTCAGCACCGGCAACTTCTTCACCACCGGGGGTAGATGTAGCCGCAACGTCAGTAACAGCCATTTCTTCACCGCCTGTTGGAGGTGCACCTAATGCTTCAGGGCTACCAACACCAGTCAATGCATTCATAGCATTTTGCATTTCAGATTTGCTCTGACTCAATGTTTGATTCAATGTAGTTAACGCGGTGCTTGCTGCCTGATTGAATGCACCTGATTCGTTGACACCGATCTCTGATTGAATGCTGTCTGTCAATGCAGGTAGTTCTTTGACTAACATATCATTGACTTCTTCAATCATTTTCTGAAGGCTGTCGAGCATATCTTGTGCTGCCAAGATAACCTGTGATTTTTCTACCTGCTCGTTTTCAACAACGATTCTAGCAGATTTAGTATTTTTATAATGCTCTGTCAATGCTTGAGCCATGAATACTAATTTCATGTATGAAGGATGCGTGTGGTTCTTGTAGAAATCAGGACTTGATTTTGCTTCCTTGATCAGTCCAACTACCTTCTCTAGCATAGTTTTAGCCTGTGCGCGATTCAGTCTTGATGTATCAAAACTGAAACCGAAGTTGGCCTTAAGAGCCTGTGACGCTGTGTGTGTTTTGTCTAGTTCGTTGAGTCTCATGGTTAATTCCCATATTAATAGATATATTTATCAGTAATCAATACTTTTCGTCTTGATATTCCTGATACTTTTTAGTCTGCAAATGCATAGAAAGTGAGGTGTAGCCCTGAATCTCTTTTAACGCATTTTTTCTCCTGAGTTTTTCCTCTTCTAGTTTTGCTAGATAAATGAACTTATCAGGAATTTCCCTTTTATTCATCAATTTTTTATGCTGTGCTATAGCGACATCTAATGCCCCTATAATCTGGTCTAATTCTCTTAGTCTTTTTGTCTCTTTACATTTCTTATTCTTCTCAAATACGCAATGAGTCACTGCATATTTAAGGCTAGAAAACTCATATTCAGGGGCATACGGATCATTGATAGTTACTATCTTAAATATTCCGTCCTCTTTAGGAACAATGATATATGTTCCAAACAGGTTATAACTCCCGTCATACTCCTTGACGATAAAGATATCCTTTATCTTTTTGGCTAGATAAGACTTATTCATATTCATATTTAACAAAATAAATGTTCCTTTTTTCCAAAGTTATATCTAACCTATCTCCTGTATTGTGCCATTGACTATCACATTGAATCATAGGTACTTCTGAACAGTCTTTATATAAAGACCCTAGATCACTGACCCCATCTTCAAATACACTTTGATGTTGCACCTCAAACACGAATTTCCATACAGGAACAGTTTTCTTATCTGTAAGCATAGTACCGAAATAATGCTCCTTACTAAAGTCTATTTCTAACCGTATAGGATCTTCAATGATATCGGGCTGTGCGCGTAATGATATGACTTGCAATATAGTATCGAAATTGCATTGTGTGTTACGTTTTCTATACCATGCATTTGTATCTGTTATATCATCACCCGGTCTAGCACGATTCAATACTCCTGTCTTTGTGATATCGAATAGTGTGTAGCAGGTAATCCTGTGCATGTCTTTATTTAAGGCAAAAAAAAGACCCGAGAATAAATCTCGGGCCCTTTATGCTTCAACTTAAACTAATGATTAGTTAGTGAAAGTTGCTGAGGCTGATACAGTTACAGCATTTGCCCAAGCGGGACCTGTAGCTGATTCTAATGCAGTTACTAGGGTAGCAGTTGTCCATGCACCTGTTGGGTATACAGCGAATGCTAATGTGTCGTTAGATGCGTCTGTGTATTCATAGATGTAGATAGTTGCTAACTGCTGAATTGTTTGAACTGCTGAGTTAACTTGAGTAGTTGTCAAAGCACCGTTTGCAGTTGCAGTGAAGAAGTCCAACTTTGGACCTTGTGGCTGAACTGTTAATGCTGAAGAAACTGCGTTAACGCCTGTGTTTGTGTAATCTGGCTGATCTAACCATAATACTGGTTTTAGGTCGCCATTAACTCTTGTAAATTGTGCCATTTTAAAATCTCCTAATGTTGTGAGACCTACTGTCTCATACAATTATTTATGCCTGGCACAAAAAAATGCTGGTTTGGCTAGCGTTGGCCAGCCAAATTTTGGCGGCTAAAGCCCATTCTATCTACAAATTTCAAGCCATTTGACACAAAACCTTCTTGGCTTTGCTGGCCACTCTGTAGATAGCCCTTGACTGGACTTTGCTCTGCTTGCTTTGCTAGTTGTTCGACTACTTGATTCTTGAGGTTATATACAGCGACCCATATATTGAACAGACCTTCTATGCCTGCTTTGTTGGCATTGATATGATCTGATAACTTCTGTTTCATGCTAGGAGTCATAGGGCGGCTCTCAAAGTAGTCCATGAAGTCGCTTGCTAGATTGCTTAGATCACCCGATACGATCTTTTTATTGATATACGTTGTGAACAATTGATTAAATGTATTACGTGCTTGCGGAGCCTGCATCAATTTCTTTACTGCATTTCCATATTGCTTTACAGCAGACTTAGCATTATTGACTAGCCCTTGATCTAGTTTCACTGAAGGGACTATAGGCATAGCACTAGGAATTATAGCGACATCGCTATTGTTCTTTAACTGACCTATGCTACCGTTCAACGGAGTTGATTCATCAGTAGTAGCGGCATCAGCAGGAATAAATTGATGCACCGCGATACCAGCAGTCTTGCCTGTGATGAGTTTACCTATCTCGCTATCAGCATCTACTGTATATGCTATACCGTTAGGATTCGCTTTAAATTTATACAAACCGTTTTGTTCTTTAAGCGGTTGCCCGAATAACATGTCGCCCCAGTAGTAGCCCTGAGTTCCTTCACTTGCCTTCTGTAGACCGGCCCAAATGTTTGTAATGATATTATTAAGTTCACCACGGTCAACCCCCCTCGCTCTATCGTACTCTATGAATTGTTCTGGGCTGTATACTTTTCTTCCTGACAGGTCCTTCTTATTGAACATATGCTTATCCATGATGCTGAATTTTCTATCAGGACCATGGCCAAATATTAATGCGGGATATCCGTCCCACTTAATAGTGATTGTTTTAGGATTCTTAGCAGTAGCAAGTATCGAACTGATAGCCTGATTTGCACCTGCAACATCTGACAATATTACTAGGTCTTCAGGGTGATCTAAGTGGCCTTTGCCCTCACGCAATAGTCTAGCATCTTCGTCAAATTGACGAAATCTTTCTTTCATATGTTGAAAGAATTCCGGTTCGTTCTTAAACTTCATTTTATTTGTCTTGTTTTCTACCTTGATCTGAAACAGCCCATGCAATATTTGCTATATCAGTCAAATCTTTATTAAGAGTTCCTGCCTTATAACTTTGCGGCATGCGCTTTAATATATCATCTACTTGTTGTTGTGAAGATCCAAAACTTATTCCTCTCAAGAAACCTTTCATGAAATTATCACGCAACCATGAACCAATGCTGGGCTTACCTGTTCCCGCTGCCGGTGCACCGGCTGCGGCTGGTTGAGCACCTGCGGCTGGTGCGGCTGCTGGTTGACCTGGGCGCTTAAACACTCCCTTGATCTTATCCATGATACCTTCATCAGTTTTCAAGAATCTATCTCTATCTTCTCTTTCTTTTCTCTTCTTAGCAAGCAGACCTTGGATACGGTTAACTGCTAATTCAGGATCATATCCTGCTTTCTTTAATGCATTTCTAAACTTCTCAGAAGAATGCATTTTATGATATATCTCCGTGAGTCTATCTTCACCTATACTCTCTTGTATAGTCTTCTGCTTATTGCCTTTAGCATACTGACCCATGAACTGCTGATGTAAGTTCTTAACATCATAACCTGCATTATTTGCTTTAAGAATTTTATCACCTACTCTTATTAGATAATCTTTATTAAGACTTACTTTACCTAAATCGGCGGCGATCTCTTTTGCCATCTTGCTTTCAGGAGGAAGAGGTTTAGTTCCGGCTGGCTGTAACTTTCTCATCGCGCTAACGATCTTATCTACATTAACGTCAATTTCTGGTTTTGCCGCACCTTGCTTTTGACCAGTTGCGATTGCGGCGTCGCCAGGAGCCTTGACTTTTGCACCAGGTGCTGCCGGAGCCGGGTTGGGCTTTCCAGTTTGCGGGTCATAACCATTCGGTGCGGCTGCGATCCTGGCTTGTGTGGCTGCATTAGGGCTAGCAGGTGCGCCACCTGCTGCCGGCGCCGCACCTGGTGTCTGACCTGCGGCTGCTGGTTGTGCTCCTGCACCGCCTGCTCCAGCACCTGCCGCACCTGCTTGTCCAGCACCGGCTGCGCCGCCCGGGGTGCCCAAATCTGAAGAAGTAGTATCAACTAAACCTTGCTGTATGGCTGTGTTTAATGCATTTGCACCTCTAGAAACAAACTTCTTAATAAAGATGTCCTGTGCTAACTGGTCTTCTGGGCTTAAACCAGACTTCTTGGCTCTTGCCATAGCACTACCCACGCCTTGTGTGTTAGTTGGCTGTGCTATCGCGCTGGCTGCTTGTCCTGCTTTTCCTAACATGTTTTGAAACATGTTTAATTCATTGATCTTCATCTTTCTTCCTCAGTGATTTAGCGAATCGATGCGCATCCTTACCCTTGATAGCACTTAATAGTTTCTTTTCAAGGATTTCCGCTTTTTCTGGAGAATATTGTCGGTTCATCAATTCAATCAGATTGATGGCGCTAGTGATGACATTATGAGCCCTGCTCTCAATTACATGGTTCATGTCGCGGTTATTACCGATAATTTCCAGTTCTTCTAAAAGGCTACGTGTACGCTTTTGCATATATTATTCCTTAAAGTATTTATCTGGAAACGGATGTTTTATTTCTTAAGTGAAGCCAATAAACTCTTGAGTTTTGCGCTCTGTACGTCGGGTACGACCTTGCTAGACTCAGGGGTTATCTCCCCTGTTATAGGGTCAGTTTTTTCAATAACTGTGCTTGCTCCCACTTCGCTTGTAGCCTTGATTTTAGCCAGTAACTGAGTTCCTGAGGGTTGTGCCTTGTATGATTCATCGGTACCATCGTCTGTGATACGCAATGTTTCTACATCGAATTTAAGTTCAATCTTCTGACCTACGCCTGAACTGCTACGTGTCTTCATCAATTGAATCTGATAAAGTCCACGCTCACGCATACTACGGCTAGTAAAGATACCAAACACATTGTCCGCAGTATTAATCTTCGAAATACCACCTGAGATATGACTGTGATCAAATTCAATCTCTTCAACTGCGCTACGATTCAACTGACTTGCTGTGACAAATAGTACATTCAGTTCCTTTGCTAGATTACGCAATTCTTCTGACACATACTTGTCTTTAACAAACAAGTCACTAGGGCTGACTTTTGCGCTGACAGGCATGATCAAATCAAGATAGTCAATACACAAGAAATCCACACGAACACCTGTTTGAATCTGCAATTCTTTAACATATGCTCTAATATCGTTAACATTACTTTGTGCCGGCATATACTTGATTCGTAGATGACCTGCTTTCTTTGCAACCATCTTGACCTTCATCTCAACATTATCAATGTCTTTGAAAATCTCACGGCTGCTTGTGTCAGTCATCATACTATCGATACGCATTGAACATAGACCTTCACTCAATTCAAGTGTGATATACACACCACTGAGACCTGCTTGTGCCCAATTCACTGCCAAGTTCTGCATGATCAAACTCTTACCTGAACCTGAACCACCTGCAAAGATTTGTAGTTCACCGCGATTGAAGCCACCATATAACTTTTGATCAAGAACTGGCCAGCCTGTGCTGTTCTGACCGTTATTACTTTTCAATGCCATCAATCTCGCTCTAGGATCAGCAAAGTAATCAGTACCCATATCTTTCTGTAGAGAAATCTGAACTGCATCTTTGATCAGTTTCTCTACAGGTTCATACTCACCCTTCTCTAGCAAATCTGCCGATTTAAGGATAGCCCTCTCAAGTGCTTGTCGTTTCGTGAACGATTCGAATTCTTCTAGGAACCAGTCATAATGACCTTCATCTAATTCATCTAGCCTATCAACAGATACGTCAGTCGTTGCCTTGATCTGTATAGGTTCAGGCATGACGTTATATTTTTTAGTATGTTCTATGATGAATTCAGCGACTGGTCTCAATCTACGATCAAAGTGTTCTGCATTCATGATGTTCATGACACGGGTATATAACTCTGCGTTCGTTACCATCATTCTTAAAAACAATGTCTGTACATCAATGTTGAAGTCGTTTATCAAGTTGTTTCCTCTTAATCTCTAATTTTATTTTGCTATTAGTCGCTGATTGCAAGATACTTAGCAATGTAGCGAGTTTGCCATATTTTATTACTGCGTCATTTACGTCTTTGATTCCAGTTTCCCAACTAGGAATACTTACATAGAAACCCAGTTCTAATGCACGATTGATAACGTCCATACCACTTTTGTCCTGATCTGGTACAACGATTATCTTTTTATTCAGTTGTTTTAATAATTCTGCTTGTTCTTCACTGATGCCGTTAGTAGTCAACGCACAGCCATCTATGCTCAATGCATCGAATATACCTTCAGTCACGACACATGCTTGCCACTCTGGTTTCTGTAAATCGTAACCAAACAAATATCCAGGTTGTTGCTCACTAATGAATTTAGGTTTACGATCATCTAAGTATCTACTAGTGTGTCCTACTACCTTGTTTTCAAACGTGAAAGGTATGATGATTCGATTCGCTTGACGACCTTCTTCATCAGGAGTACACATGTAGGGGAACCTACTGATATCTACTTTACGTTTAGTTAGATACTCTATAAAGACTTCGTGTTTAGGATTGTTTGTGTCTATCAATTCAGCATCAGGCAAATTCATCTCTTTGAATTTTACCTTTTTCTTTTCTTTTTTTACCTTTACAAAATCTAACAAATCTTTGTGTTGTAAACTCTCAAAACTATATTTGTTGATATCGTCAATGTCCATACCACACCAAGCCAACAATTGCTTTGTATTCTTAGTGAGTGGTTTGCCTAGCGTGAACCCAGATTTAAATCCGCAGTTAAAACAATGATAACTCCAGTTGTCGGCATCGCTGAATTTGATACCACCGCGTCCGCGACGGTCAACGCTATGCCCGCGATAGTGGCAGCACACAGCGTTGAAACTGTGCCAGCCGCTTTGCGTTAGTTTTTTCTTACCAGGAATGACTTGAAGTATATCAAACACATTATAATTATATCACCTTGCTACGTAAAAACAAAGTGTATCGGCAACTTATCTTGCCAAAATGTTTGATACTATTCCGGTATTACTTGTGAATACCATTCTTATGAATGGGTGAAATCCATGTATCGTGTACCCTACAGTCTCAGTAGTTTCTAAGTATTCATCTGAACTTATAGGATACCAATCTGTAAGTTGGCTATTGAATGTACCTTCTATAGCAACTTCACCATTGAACTCATGTAAATGGGCCTGCAATGTCAACACTGGATTGTCATTAGTATTGATGACTGAACTATAATATGTATTAGCATTTGACAATACGTTGTTTATGCTGTTGTTACTATCTAAGTTAGGGAAAGGTTGTCCTGTCGGGATAGTAACCATTTCGCTAGGAACGAAACTAGGAAGTACGCTGTCTACTACATTGATCTGACCACGTGCGCCTGCCGCAGGGTCAACGAATACAGGATATCCAAACTGTCCTACAGGAATCTCTAAACTATAGTGACACATCTGCGCAGGTATGTCTTCGATTTCGGCTGCATTGAGTTGCAGATATGCGATACCTGTCAATGGAAGTTCCAATGTCAATGCTTTCTTTATTAATACTTCTGTACCATCATAATTTATGATGCGACAAGTTATCACTTTTCCTGTGATATCCACTGGTTTCTGCTCTTGGTTCAAGAACTGAAACTGTAATTTGTTATCTACACCTTTATGTAGATTCATGGTTTTTGCGTATACTGGCATAAAGGCCCTCGGACTGTTTCCTGATAGTAGGACGACAATCTGGCGCTGGGTGAAAATGAATGCTGGTGTTGAATATCTAACTGTATTAATCGTCACAGATTGTCGCTCCTGTATGTATTTAGTCGCATAAAAATAAAATATTTTATTGGCAACCCAATTATAAATAATCTTCAATGACGATTTCAAAAGATTTTTTTAAGAAGTTAACCGACAATCACCCCTTTATAACGGTCGTTTCCTTTGCCAGCCAAGATTATGTGGGAATAATGCAGAACCGAGATGATCAATGTACTAGCATATATGATTATGGTTCTATAGTAGATGTAAAGGTAAAAGAGTTGTTTCTAGAGTTAGGCGAGGTCTGGTGGTGGGAAAGTAACCGTCAGATACCTATCAATATTTTCCTCAAGGAAGAATGGAATCTATTCAAGCCCTATCTGAGGACATTTAACAATAAGAATTTAACCGTATTACACGGCCCTATAGTGAGCCTAAACGAACTTAACAAGCGCAAGACAAAGCGCCGTAGTATAACGTTAGTTAAGCGGCTTCCTTGATCGCTTCTTTCTGCGATTTTTAGCCATTTCTAGGCTGAGTTTTCCTACCCTAGTGTCAAAACAAACCCCATTCAAATGATCAGACTCATGCTGATAGACTCTAGATATTAGTCCTGAAAACTCAGTCTCTATAATTCCACCCAACGCATTCTGATATTTGACTTTGATAGTGTCTGCTCTTCTGACACGCAACCATAATTCAGGAAAACTTAAACAACCTTCTTGATCCATGATGTTGCCATCTGCTTCTATGATCTCAGGATTGATACAAGCATATAATTTGTCTTTATTGCCCATGACAAAAATACGTTTACTTAAACCCACCTGCGGTCCTGCTAGACCGATACCGTTGCTCTCTATCATGATCCTAGCCATGTCTTTGATGATATCGCTAGGGTCTCCGTCAGTCTCAAAGTCCCATGGTTCTGCGGTCAATCTTAATATAGGATCATTTTCTTTAACTAATTGTAAGTTCATTGGATAACAAATTCATGTGTACTACGACCAGATGCGCATACGCCACCGCATGCGACTTCTTGAAACTATATGTACCTTCTTCTTTGTCCCATATAGTCTTATTCACTTCTGACCAAGGTAGTCCTATCAGATGTTTTTTACCCGGTCGTATAACGGCTAAGAACATTGCTAGTCTTGGTATACTATTTACTGGTTCAGGCATCTTACGCAAACTATTATAATGATTACCCAAGTGTATCAACTTTTCTACAAATGAAGGATCGTTTAATTTATTCCAGTCTGGTTCAGCCATCAACTCTACAAGATGTTTTTCATCACGCACATTCTTATAAACGTGTACATTGAGCATGTCGATTTTCATATAGCCACGTTCTTCTGCGTCTACATAATCGATAGATGCCATATCATTGACAGGGTCGTAAGGTATATCTGTTACATAAACGCCTGTCGCATGTTTACGTATAGTAGATTGATGATTAGCATAGTTGGAAACTTTAGCATTGCGCATTGCGGCAGAGGTATGACTAATCTTTTGCAAAATCAATTCACGATCTGCAAAGTCAATATCAATATCACTCTTAAATTTCATAAATTATTGCCATCTTAATTCAAACCAAATTGCATCTTTAGGGTCACGGAATCTATATTCTGCTACGTGATCGTAGTTATAAGAAACATCGCTAACATCCTGAACAGTATGACTTATAAAAGTCTTGCAGTTTTGTTTTGCCCAATCGGCGGCTTCATCAAAATGCTTTTCAGCCTCTGCATAAGGTATATTTGCA